TTCAAAAGTATTACAAAGAAAAAATGTTAGAGGTTGAGACTAAAATGGTTTTAAGCAAGCCGACATTAGAAAGTGTTAATGAGGACATAGAGAGAAATGTTGAGACAGGTAAAGTTGAGAAGACTGATTTACAGAAAAAGCGTGATGAATTATTCCCACAGATAGTAGAGTTGATGGTTAAGTTAAAGGGGCGAAGCAGGGCGTCAAGGGGTGAGATTAATGAGTTGGTGAGTTTATATAATCAATTTTATTTAAGACACGATAGCGCATCTTGTGGAGCTTGTGTTGGTAGAATTTTCAAGAGTTTCAAGACAATTTGTAAAGGAAGATATTAAAAATCATTTTGAAAATGAAAAATTTAATAAAAAATTATATATATAAATATGGTGAGAATTAGTATAGGAGAAAAATCTTACAATATAGCGAGTAAGTTTGATGAACTAAACATTAAAACATATCAAAATCTTAGTTTAATAGATGCAGATGATGAACGAAAGAAGATGGTTGGTCATTTACAAGTACTGACTGGGTTAGATTATAAGACTATTGAAAAAATTGAGATTAGTCAATTGATTATGTTAATGGATAAGTTCAAGTTTTTTGATACACCAGAACAGGAATTGGTTGAAGCTGTTGAAATTGATGGTGATATTTATGTTTTTGATAAGAACTTACAAGATATGAGGTTTGATATGTTTGTAGATTTAGAAGAAATGACTAAGGATAAAGATTTAATTATTGAAAATCTACATTTAATTATGGCGATACTTTACAGACCAGCAATTGTAAAAAAGATTAAAAGAAAATTAGCACCTGAACCATATGATAGTGAAACTGTAATGGAAAGAGCAGAATTTTTCAAAGAATATATGATGATGGACAAGATACTTGGTGCGTTGTTTTTTTTTACGATTTTAAGTCTGAATTATACCAAAGATTTAGAGGGCTCTTTCAAACATCTGACGAGCCAATTAAAGAAGAAGACGATTATATTGAATCAAAAACCGAAGGCTTCTATAGAAAATGGGGCTGGCATTTAATTATATTTAATTTAGTAGATGGTGATTTAACAAAGTCAGAAATAATTGAGAATAAAAAATTGTTAGTTGTGTTGAACTGGCTTAGTTTAATAAAAGAGAAACAGATGTATGAACCTAAAGAAAATAAGTAAGAAAAACTTTAAAGTTTTAATGAGTGATAAGTTAGATAAATTTAATGATTTAGATAATTATATAATAAATACGTTTAATTTGTCAACTAAGGTTATAGTTAATAAAAATAAATTTAAAAAATAATGGCTGATGATATAAAATTGAAAGTAGAAGTTGATGTTGATAGTTCCGAATTAAAGAATGTGAACAAGAACTTAACTGACACTGGTAAAAAAGTTGAAGATGTAGGAACAGCAGCTAAGAAATCTAAGACAGGATTAAAATCTATGGCTGTTGGATTTAAAGGTATTGGTGTTGCGTTAAAGGCCGCAGGTATAGGAATTTTCTTATCAATAATAGCTGCATTATTTAGTTTAATGAAGGAGAACCAAGCAGTTATGGACTTCATGAATAAGGCTACCAAGACATTGGCTATTCTATTTAATAATTTAACTTCATCACTTGAACCGTTGAAAGAAACTTTAACAGGATTATTTGAAAATCCTAAACAAGCTCTTATAGATTTTGGTAATTTAATCAAGGATAGAATTGTTGTGATGGTTGAGAACTTTTTTGGTTTATTTGTTAATGGTTTCGCAGTTTTAAATAATTTAATTAAAGGTGCAGGTTTCGCACTTGCTGGTATATTTGATGATGAAGCCGCAGCAAAGGCAGATGTATATTTTGAAAAGGCTGGCGAAAGTGCTAAGGAGTTTGGAAAAAATGTAATGGTTGTATCCAATATGGACTTAGTAGTTAAAGCTGTTGTAAAGACAGCAGAAGTTGTAGGTGAATTAGGTGATCAGTTGGATGAAGCTGCTACAGCATCAGACGCATTTGTTAAGAAAGAAAAAGAATTGAAACTTGCCGAGGCTGAATTAGGTAAATTTATTGCAGGTAATAGATTAGAGTTAGAACAATTAAAAGGTGTTCGTGAAGATGAAACAAAAACCATTGAAGAACGAATAGCTGCATCAGATAGAATGATGGAACTTATTCAAGAAGAGGAAGATAGATCAATAGCTTTACAAGAGCAAAAGATAGCGTTAATGAAAGCTGATTTAGATTTGACTAACACTACTACTGAGGACCTTGTAGCCATAGCAAATGCTGAGGCAGAGTTAGATAATTTAAGAGCTGGAGCAGCAGTTAGAAACACTGAGAATATGAAGTTCGCTAACACTTTAAGAAAACAGGAAGCGGACAAATTGCTTGAAGAAAAACAAACACAAATTGATAAAGAAAAGGAATTAGAAAAAGAAAAACAAGATTATATAAGAGGTTTAGAGGAAGCAACACTTGAAGATCAACTTGAAAAGATTGATGAAGAAAAGGATAGATTAGATCAATTATATTTAGATGGTGAAATTTCTTATGAAGCACACTTAATAAGAATGCAGGAATTAGATGATAAGTATGCTGATTTAACAAAGGAAAGTGAAGTTGAAGCCGTTACGTTCTTTACAGAGGAACAACGTAAAAAGTTTAAAGCATATGCAAAGGGTTTAGAACAAGCACAACAATTAGTAAGTGCTTTCAGTAATTTTCAAAATGCTTTAATGGAAAATGAATTAGCAGCAGCAGGTGATAATGAACAGGAAAAAGATGCGATAAGAAAGAAATACGCTGAAAAGAAAAAGGCTACAATGTTACTTGAAGCAGTTATAGGAACAGCATTAGCAGTTATAAATGGATTAAACACTACTCCGTTTCTACCTGTAGGTATTGCAATGGCGATAGCTGCGGGCGTAACTGGTGCAGTTCAAATCGCAACAATAGCTGGAACATCATTCGCTGATGGTGGTATATTAGATGGACCATCACACGCACAAGGAGGCATTCAGACAGGATTTGGTGAACTTGAAGGCGGTGAAGGAGTTATAAATGCTGGTAGTATGAGTAATGCATCATTAAGAAACTTAGCATCAGCAGCTAACACTGGAGGAGGTGGTAAAGATTTTAGTTCAGGTGATGGTTCTATTAAATTAGACGGTGGTTCTATATCAGCAATTGTAGGTGGTATAAATAATAAGAAAGTTTATTTAACCGAGACAGATATGACTGAAACACAAGAACAAGTAGCTGTAATGGAGGAGGAGGCAACTATATAATGGTAGAAGTAGATATTAAAATAACATTAAGTAAAATTTTAGCATTTTTAGTGCTGATAATTGGTAGCGTATATTCTTTTATATTTAATGATCCTGCTGTAATGATGAGTTCATTCGCAGCATCAAGTTCGATAATTGCAGTAAAAACTTATACCGCAAGTAGAACAAAACAAAAGAAAATTGAGCATCCAGAAATATAAAATAAATAATAATTATGAAAAAATTAGAAGATTTAAAAGAAGTGGAATTGATTATAAACCAAGAAGAAGATATGGTTACTGCTATGGGTTTTGTAGAGTTTCCAGCTACGGAAGTTAATTTAGTATATTTTAATGATGAAAAATCTAATTATACATTTGGAGTTGAAGATAAAGAACAAGGAATAATAGTTAGTCCAGCATTGATAGCTGAGAAAAGAATTTATAGATATGATCCAAGAACCAATGAAGAATATACTGTTTATTTTTCAGCAGAAACTATTGGTGAATTATCACAAAGTTTTTTAATTAGTAATAATTTTAAAAACACTACTGAACAACACGAAGAACAAGTTAATGATATAGATTTAATTTACTCTTGGATAGTACAAAATGATCAAGACCAAATTATGACCAAATATGGTTTCAAAGATATAGCAATTGGTTCTTGGATAGTAGCTTACAAGATTAACAATGAAGATATTAAAGCGAAAATAAAATCAGGAGAAATAGGTGGTATATCTATTGAAGCATTTTTAAGTGAAAAATATGATAAACATTCATCACCTGACGAAGACAAAATCCAACAGATTAAGGATTTACTTAATGGTATAGAAAAATAAGCAATTTAGAGTCTTTTTATATATACGATTAAGAAAAAATAAACTTAAATATAGATGAGCGAATTTAGCACAGTTTTAGAAAAAATTAGAACCATATTAGGTATGGAGACAATTAACGAAATTGAAGAAGTAGAGGTAGCCCTTGAAACTGAAGTTGTACCAGAAGTTGTTGAACCAACTGAGGTAACATTAGCTGAAGCTACATTAGAAGATGGAACTATCATATATTATGATGGTACTTTAGCGGTTGATACTGCTATATTTACTGATGAAGCATTAGTAACACCTATTGCTGACGAAACTTATATACTTACTAATGGTGACACTTTTAAAGTTGAAGCTGGAATAGTTGTAGAATATACACCTATTGTTGCTGAGGATACAGAAGAAGTAAAACCAGAAGTAGAGGTAGAAGAAGAGTTAGAAGTAGTTGATTTTGAAGCGAAGTATAATGACCTTATGGTTATTGTTACAGAATTGAAATCAAAATTAGAGAACTTTTCAAGTCAAAAAATCGCATTGAAAAGTGAAATTGAAAAACTATCAACCCAACCTGAGGTTGAAAGCATTTCCCAAGAACCACAAGACAAAAGAGAATTATCACAAATTGAAAAAAGGATGAACACTCTTGAAGCTATTAGGAATTTGAGAAAATAAAAAAATAATTAAAATAAAATGAGTAAAAAATATGATTTTTCTTTTGACGTAAGCACATTGAGTGACTATACAAACGAGAATACAGGCTTAGTAGCCGAAGCGTTATATTCAGCTCCAACAATAAACTCAGGAATTGAAATTCTTGTTGGACAAAAAGGTGATATTAAACTTAACACACTTGAACACGAACTTTATTTACAATCAGCAGCTTGTGGTTGGACCGTTTCTGGTGAAACTGTTTTAGAACAAGTATCAGTGAGCGTATGTTCAGTTGATTACAAAGAAGCTTTATGTCCTAAGACATTGGAGCCTAAATGGTATGGTCAATTGATGAGTAAAGGTTCAAATCCTGAAGACTTTCCATTTTCAAAGTTTATCGTAGATAATAAAATGGGTGTTCTTAAAACTGAAGTAGACAAAATGTTTTGGACTGCTGATTCAACAAATGGAACAGGTAATGCTGCATTATGTGATGGTATAGGTTCATTCTTATCAGGCGCAACTGGTGATGTTTATGTAGCTGCTGCAAGTGGTACTTCAACTGCTTCAACTATCAATGCTAAAGTTCAAGCTTTAATTGATGGTGTAGATGAAAGAGCTTACACAACTGGTGACTTAACTCTTTATATGAGTGTTGCTAACTTTAAACTTTATGTTCAGTATTTAATCAGTGCTAATCTTTACAACTATGCTAATAACGTAGCTGGTAAAACATTAGAACTAACTATTCCTGGACACGACATCAAAGTATTAGGTGTTGGTGGATTAAGAGGAACTACATTTATGTATCTTACACCTGCAAGTAACCTTGTATTTGTAACTGATTCATTAACTGATGGTAATTTAGATATGTGGTATTCAAAAGATAACCAAGAAATTAGAATGGTTGGTTCATTCAAATTTGGTGTTGGTGTATACTTTAATGACCTTATGGTTCATAACAACGAGAATCTGTAATAACAAGTTCAATAATAACTACTCTTAATTGAGTAGTTATTTTCAAAAAATAATAAAAATTAAAATGGGATGTATAAGTATCGCTGGATATAGTAAAGGATGTGATAGCTCTTATGGAGGTATCAAGAAAGTAGCTATATATGAAAAAGCAGCATTTGACTGGACAGGAATGACCGTGACTAATGGAACCGTATCTGCGGTAACACTTTATGATGGTTTTACTGGATTCACATATGATTTTTTGAAAGATAATTCAAATTGGACAGAAGCTATTGTAGGTGATGGAATTTTAACAACTATCAACTGGACACCAATCATAACTCTTATGTTTAGACGTATGAGTGTTGAACTTAGAAATGAGATAATGGAATTGTCCAAAGGTGATTTAGTAGTTTTAATAAAAGACTATAACGACAATACTTGGTTCATAGGAACTGATAGAGGATTACAATTAGTAGCTTCCGCAGGTGGAGCTTCAGGAAATAACTTAACTGAAATGAATGGTGAAACACTTGTTATTCAAGGCGCAGAAACTTATAAAGCATATTTAGTTGATTTAGACACTATTGGTGATCCAATTGCGAGTTTAATGGCATAATTTTTCAAATAATTGACATGTAAAAA